TAATATCCAAATAGATACTTCTTTTTGACTTTCAAACCCTTGCATTATTGAAGCGCGTAATCGTTCATCGAAACCAAATGCTTTTGCAATACCAAAAACCATGGCCGCAATGGGAACAATTGAAAGCAAAGTATAATAGGTTAATCATATTTGACGCAGGTAACATACATCACAGAGTTACAACTGTGACCAAAGGAACAAGATCTGCTATTGCAATAAATCTTTGGGATGAAGCACCTACAACAAAATTAAAGTTTGAGGCTCCAGAACCAATATGAGACCTTTAAAACATTTTCTTGTAAGGGTTCCTCATGTAACCCAGGACACCGTAACTCTTAACGGAGAGGAGATATATATTGACACTAAGTGGGATGAGTTTAAGCATCGTACCATGGAAGGAGAGGTTGTTGGCGTTCCAGAAAAATATGACACAGGGGTAGAGATTGGAGACACAATGTACTTTCATCATCATGTAATACTGGGTGGTAACCACTTAGTTCTTCAGGATGGTGCTGATCAATTAGAAGAGTCCGCAAAAAGAGGACAGTGGCTTGATCCAAACAACGATGTATATATAGTCTATTACGACGGAGGACATGACCCCCTGTCTTGTCAAGCGTATGCACATAAAAGTAAAACAACCGGTGAGGTTAAGTTACTTGGAGAATGGATATTCCTTACACCAGCAGAAGAAGAACAAGAATTAAAAAGTGACACACTGCATCTATTAGAGGAGAAACATGAGTATAACCAATATGGATATATCAAGTATGGTTCTGATAGATTAGAAGAAACTGGGTTGGTACCTGGCGATAAAGTTATTATTCGAAAGAATTCTGACTATCGAATGGAGGTTGATGGTGAAACAATGTTTAGGGTATACTTAAAACACATACATGGCAAAGTCATCGAAGCAGAAGCATAACATAGTTACAGCGCAAAGATTAGTTGCAGCGATGGATATCGCGATTGACAACATGATTGCTGAAATACAAAAGCCTGTAGATCAGGAACTTAGCGGATCTCAAAGAAAGGCCGAACTTCAGTCAATTAAAATTACCGCTGTTGACGCTAAAGAACTTATTGTTGAAAGAGAAAGACTTGAACAACTCATTAAGACACTTAAAGAAAGTGGGCAAATTAAAGAAGAGCAAGACTATTCAGGAGGATTCGCAGAAAAATTCTCAAAGTAATCAAGTCTTCATCTACTGGGATTATTAAACAATGGCGGGACTTGTAGAAATAGAAGATGAGATTGTAATAAATATCTGCCCTGACAAAACTTCCGGAGACGTCAGGCTATACTTTGACTTACCCATACAGTTCCCTAAGCAGCCAGCCAAGAAAGATATACTTTTTAATAATTTAAAAAAAGAAGATCAGAGATGGGTGAGAGAGGGACTTCCTGATGATATCAAAAAGATCCGGTCAATGGAAGAATGGCTTGGGATGCCGGAATCATTTAGAAAAAAGTTCACACCCTATATAAGCGAAGAATTTAAAAGACGTAGAGATGGAGTATGGTTTTACAACAACGGGGTACCTACCTATATCACAGGTAACCATTACTTCTTCTTACAGTGGTGTAAGATCGATATTGGATACCCATCATTCCTCGACTTTCAAAGGAAACTATTCGTACATCTTGAAGCCTGTATAAGAGATCCAAGATGTGTTGGACAGATCTATGTGAAGTGTCGTCGTTCTGGATACACAAATATGTCCGCATCTATACTCGTCAATGAAGGAACCCAGGTAAAAGAAAAATTATTGGGCATCATGTCGAAGACAGGAACAGATGCACAAGAAAATATATTCATGAAGAAGGTGGTGCCTATGTATAAGTCGCTACCTTTTTTCTTTAAACCTATACAAGACGGTACTACCAACCCCCGTATGGAACTCGCATTTCGTGAGCCATCAAAAAGAATCACAAAGAAAAATAAGACATCTTCTTCTGGTGAAGCACTCAATACAATTGTAAACTGGAAGAACACTACAACCAATGCATATGATGGGGAAAAACTCCATATGCTATACTTGGATGAAGCGGGTAAGTGGGAAAAGGGAAACGACATAAGAGAAGCCTGGAGGATACAGCGTACTTGTTTGTTGGTTGGTCGTAGAATAGTAGGCAAGGCTCTTGTTGGTAGCACCGTTAATCCTCTGGACAGAGGCGGTAAACAATTTAGAGATCTGTATGGTGCAAGTGATCCAAGGGAAAGAAATGACAATGGGCGTACACGTAGCGGACTGTACTCTGTCTTTATACCGTCTTACGATGCCCTTGAGGGCTTCTTTGATAGGTATGGGATGCCAGTGGTCGAAGATCCAGAGAAAACTCTTTACACGGAGTATGAGGAGCCTATATCTATAGGAGCAAAGACTTACTTAAAAAACGAACGCAAAGCACTGGTAAACGATTCTTATGAACTCAACGAGGTAATACGCCAGTTCCCATTCACTGAAGCAGAGGCATTTAGAGATAGCGCCAAAGCCTCTCTGTTTAATGTGCAAAAGATTTACGAACAGATAGAATACAATGATGATCTATATCCTTCTCCAATTGTAGTAGGAAACTTTGTTTGGTCTGGCGGTAAGCAGGACACAGAAGTTATGTTTAAGCCTGATCCAAATGGAAGATGGCGTGTAGCATGGATGCCTCCTTCTGATTTGAGAAACAAAACCAAACCCGATAACGCTTGGATTGGATGTGCCGGTGTGGATAGTTATGACATCGATGCAACAGTAGATGGAAGAGGATCAAAGGGCGCCTGTCACTTCTATAATAAATTCAACATGGGTCACCCATCGAATATGTTTGTTGCTGAATATGCTTCTCGACCACCTCTTGCTAAAATATTTTATGAGGATGTATTGATGGCGGCTAAGTTTTATGGATACCCTGTGTTAATTGAAAACAATAAGTACGGTATCGCAAGGTACTTTGAGACAAGAGGTTACGATCATTTCTTAATGGAAAGACCAGAGCATTTAGGTTCTAAATTTCAAAGCACTAAAACTAAAACCAAGGGTATACCATCGAATTCAAAGGATGTTATACAGGCTCATGCTCAAGCGATCGAAGCATATATACATGACCATGTTGGACTCAATGAAGATACTCTTGAGTTTGGCAAGATGTACTTTGAGCGAACACTGGAGGACTGGGTTAATTTTAAAATAGATGACAGGACTAAGTATGACCTTTCCATATCAAGCGGGTTGGCATTACTTGCTGCTCAAGGACATAAGCCTGTTAAAGTAAAAAGTGATTTCGAAAAGAAGCAATTCTTCAGAAAGGGTCAGATAATTATACGAAAATAATAAGAAGTATATTTGCATAAGTAGCAATCTCAAGTATGGATAACCAATATAAATCAGGACAGTCTTCCTTTCCAGACGCTTTAGCAGGCACAGAGGAAAAGATGTCTATGCCTTATGGCTTGCAATATGCAAAGGCCATGTTCGCTCAATGGGTTGGGAGTGACTATCAAAATTCATTATACGGCAGAAGAAATACAGAAATGGAACGCTGTAGAGACTATGCTCAGGGAACTCAAGACACGTCTATATACAGACAGATTCTAAATTCTCTTGACCCTAATAACGGGGATGGAACATTATTAACTCTTGATTACACACCTGTTCCAATCGTTCCAAAGTTTGTAAAGATTGTTGTAAACAAAATATTATCTAAAGAGCCTTATCCACAAATACAGGCAATAGACCCTCTTTCAAGATCAGAAAAAGATAAAAAGAAAGCCGCTACTATTTTACGTATTGAAAACCGTAACATAATAGAAGAGGCTAAAGCACTTGGTTTAAATGTTTCAGTAGATCCAAATGAACTACCGGAAACACCAGAGGAAACAGAAATATTTCTTGACACAAATATCAAAACTGACGCTGAGATATCTGCACAGATTGCTACTGAACTGACTCTCAAGTGGAACAACTTTAATGAATCTATATATCGCCGTTGTGTTGAAGACTTGGCCACACTTGGTATGGCTGTGGCTAAACGTACTAATGATCCTAACTATGGCATCAAAGAAGAATATGTTGATCCAAAACGGTTTGTCCATAACTATACTGATGATCCGAACTTTGGGGACCTGACATATGCTGGACACTTTAAGTTCATAACCATAATGGAACTCAAGCGTATTGCCGGTGATCAGTTTACTGAAGCGCAATACGAACAGATTGCAAAGACCGTAATGAACAAGTACGGAAACAATCCGACTCAATTTAGTTCTGCTGGATATACTTATGATCGTCCAGGAACACGTTACCGTCAGGGATACGATGAGTACAAGGTTGAAGTTATGGACTTTGAGTTCATGTCTGTTGACAACATCATATACGAGAAGAAAGAATCTGCTTATGGGAACATAGGCTTTTATTACAAAGGGACAGAGTACAATGCTCCTCAACAATCGGTATACGATCGAGAAGCAATGTACATGAGTAACGCTACTGTATACGGAGGTACTTACATTGTGGGTACAGAGTTAATGTTTGACTACGGTCCTAAGAAAAACATACCTAAGAACGTACACGATATATCCCGTGCTACATTATCATACAGCGCCATTGCAACAAACATTAGAGGAATGATTCCTAAATCAATGGTTTCCTCTGTTATTGGGTTTGCTGATATGTTACAAATCACACACCTCAAGATTCAACAATCTATTGCTAAGGCAAAGCCTGATGGTTTGATCATAGATATCGAGGGCTTAGAGAATGTACAACTTGGTAGAGGTGGAGAACTTCAACCATTAGAGATTCAAGACATATACGAACAAACTGGTATCTTCTATTACAGAAGTAAAAATCCAGAAGGTGGATTCCAAAACCCACCGGTTCGCGAAATAGGAAATGCTATCAGAAACATCACAGAATTGGTTGCTATATACAATCACTATCTAAGGATGATTAGAGACGCCACAGGGATCAATGAGGTCATGGATGGAACTTCACCCAAGGGAGATGCTCTTGTGGGCGTTAGACAGCAGCAAATAGCCGCAGGTAACAATGCTATATATGATATTACTAACGCTGCTATGGTTCTTTACAAAAAGGTTTGTGAAGACGTTGTGAAATGTTTACAGATTATACCACCAAAAAGTATTCTTTACAAGGCATATACTAATGCTATTGGAGAAACAAACATGGCGGTGATAACCTCGTTTGATAATCTATCTATGTACAACTTTGGAGTAATGGTTGTTACAGAAATGGGTGAGATGGACAAGGCCTATTTAGAACAAAATATTCAAATAGCGCTTGCTCAAAAAGAAATTGATCTTGAGGATGCTATTGCGATCAGACAAATAAAGGATGTTGAGCAAGCCGAAAGATTATTGGTTGTTCGTCGCAAGAAGCGTATGAAGCAGCAGCAACAAATAGCGGCTCAAAACATGCAGATGCAAGCGCAGGCAAATGCTGAGTCATCACAAGTTGCTGGTCAGATTGAAATGCAGAAAAAACAAATGGAGGCTCAGATAGAAGCACAGCGCATTCAATTAGAGACCCAAGCAAAAGCACAACTGTTGGAACTTGAATATCAATACAAGATTCAATTAGAAAACATAAAAGGAGAGTACGGTATTGTTGAACAACAAATTGAGAGTGGGGTAAAGCAACAAGAGCAGGCAGTAGCAGAGAACCGTAAAGATGCTCGAATAGATAAGCAGGCTGCTGCTCAAAGTAAATTAATCGCTCAACGTCAAGGAGAGAGACCCCCAATGGAAGAAGAAGTAATAACAAACTTAACCCTATCGTAATATGGCTTGCGGATGCTCAAATAGTCCATGTTCATGTCCTAACCCGACAAACTTAAATATGAACAACGCTGCACAGTTAAATATCTGTACGCGTCGTGGAGACACGTTTATCTTAAACTCTGTTGTAGCATCCTCGAATGGTGTGAAGTTAGATCTTACTCTATACTCTTTTAAAATGGAAGTTAGAGAATATGACAATGGACCACTGGTTATAACCAATACCGATATAACTACCACTGGAGATATCAATGGAAATCTCGTGGTGACTATAACAGCGGCTAATATGCAGGTACCAGCAGGTACATATGTATATGGTTTTCAATCAACACTTACATCTGCTGGCACTGTTGAGACTTGGTTCTATGGAACCTTTGAAGTAGTGCAGGACATCGTAACATAAATTTCAGAACAACCCCTAATGGCTGAAGTAGAAATCATAGTAATAGAAGCAGGCGGACTTGTCTTCGACATAACACTTCCACCTCAAACAACAGCGGTAATAACTCCTGGTAGTGTTACTCAACTTGTTGGTGCCAAAGGAGACAAGGGACAAAAGGGCCAGAAGGGTGAAATAGGTCTTAAAGGTTCTAAAGGGGAAATAGGAGTTAAGGGTGATACTGGATCAAAAGGAAATACTGGAGATAAGGGTACTACTGGTGATAAAGGCATACAGGGCGACAAAGGTGAAGTCGGTGCAAAAGGAGAAGAAGGTGCTAAAGGTGAGATCGGTGTTAAAGGAGATACCGGTGCAAAGGGAGACACTGGAGACAAAGGTACTTCTGGAGACAAAGGCCAGAAAGGTATAGATGGATCCAAAGGAGAAGGAGGCGCTAAAGGAAATATCGGTGATAAGGGTACTACTGGAGATAAAGGTATTACTGGTGATAAGGGCGAGGCTGGTGACAAAGGCCAAAAGGGTATTGATGGTACCAAAGGAGATACTGGTGATAAAGGTACTGCTGGAGATAAAGGTCAGAAAGGAATTGACGGTACCAAAGGAGATACGGGAGACAAAGGTACCGCTGGAGAAAAAGGAGAGAAAGGAATTGATGGCACCAAAGGAGATACTGGCGACAAGGGAATCACTGGTGATAAAGGTGAGGCCGGAGCCAAAGGTGAAAAAGGAATTGACGGAACCAAAGGAGATACTGGTGATAAAGGTACCGCTGGAGAAAAAGGAGAAAAAGGAATTGATGGTACCAAAGGAGATACTGGCGACAAAGGTCAGAAGGGTATTGATGGTACTAAAGGAGATACCGGAGACAAAGGTACTGCCGGTGACAAAGGTGAGAAAGGTCAGAAAGGTC